AGAGGGGGTGGCACAGGGGGGCTGTGTATGCCCCTATGTATGTATTAAAAAAAAAAAAATTTTATCCTATAGAGCACACACCCCTAAGGTGCCCACCCCCCCCTCCCCTGCCAGCCAGTTAGGGCATGAGAGAATATACTAGGATTGACTAGGGATAACGGGCCACTACCAACGCAAGAACTGTGCCAGCTGTGCTGAGCCCTGCGCTGGTTGCATGGCTGCATTGTGCTGTGTGGATGTCTTCGAGGCACCCCCGGGGCCCAAAGTCGGCCGACTCGGTGGGCGCAAACCCCCACTCAGCATTTTTTACATATTGAAAGACCCATACCTAAGACTCGTAAGAGGATAAGTGTTTACAAAACCAAATTGAGGGATTGACAATCAGCGCGAACGAGCGTATAATATGTGGTTAACCTGGGGGATTCTATGCCTGGCCCAGGGCGACCCTCGCAGCGACCACAAATCACGCAAGTCCGTGACTTAACTCAACGCGACCTTTCAGAATTTCGTCAAGGCCGCGTTCCACCAATCAAAAAATACCGCGATTCCCATCACGAGATGGCTCGGCTGTTCGCCATGGGGCTCCGTGTTGGCGAGGTTGCGCAGATTATGGGCTATTCAATCACGCGGGTCTCGGTCCATTACAACAGCCCGATGTTCAAGGAGCTCGTTGCGGGTTACACGAAAATCAAAGATGACGCATCTCGAGATCAGATTCAGGTGTACAATTCACTAATCTTGTCAAACGGCATGAAAGCCGAACGCAAGATAGCGGACAAGCTAGACGATGACGAGAATGATGAGCTGAGCATTCGAGAACTGCTTGGCATTACAAGAGACGCTGCTGATCGAGTTGGGCTGTCTAAGCGTAGTCTACAGACCAACATCACTGTCGATTTCGCTGCAATGTTAGATCGGGCCATAGATCGGTCCAACAACGCGGCCTTCCGCGAGGGTGTCAGTGAAGGACCACTAATTGAATCGCCCCGGCCCAACGTCCCAACCCCAACGCCCCCCACCACCGTGTTGGGCCGGGGTACCTTCCGAAGGAGGTTCTAACTGTGGGTGTTCCTCCAACTGGGCAATCCTGCGCAACTTGCGTATTTATGATCGAGCACGGCGCCGATCCTAACTTCTGGTACGAATGCCATCATGATCCGACTAACCAAAATCCACAAACCAACACCTGGAGACAAATCAAGCAGTCAGACTGGTGCGGAATGTGGTCTGACACGCTGCCACCGGGGCAATTGGCAGCGGTCAGCAAGGCTGGTACAGACCCAGCGGCTACGGCTAGCACGACTGAGGTCATGATGGGTCTTGGGGCCACGTTTGTCATCACTCCGGTGAAAACTGGGCGGGTGGCAGCGATCGTTGGTGGAACTTGTGCCAACGACTCAGCTAACGGAGGGCTCAATATCACCGGTCGGTACGGAACTGGGACAGCAGCGGCAAACGTAGCCGCTGCAACATCTTATCAAGTATGGTCGACGACGCAGAAGTACTTCATGACTTCGGCCAAGGACGTATCAGGGTTTACGGTGATTGGTGGTTTCACTGGTGAGCCACTTGGAACGCCAATGTGGTTTGATGTATCGATCGCAGCCACTGGCGGTGGCAACGCCAGCGTGGCCGATACACAATGTTTGCTGTGGGAGCTCTAAATGCCGACCGTGCCTGAGCTACCGCAGGCAGAAGAGGGCGATTTCATCGATAAGCACGCCCGCAGGGTCGGAATTGACCCAGCGTGGATGCGGAAGATCATGCGGATAGAGTCAGGAGGTGATCCATCGCAACAAACAGGGTCTTACAAAGGGCTTTTTCAACTAAGCGAGAAGGAATTCCGTCGTCATGGCGGCTCTGGGTCAATTTTCGACCCTGAGCAAAATACAGCAGCTGCTGCGAACAAGTTGGCGCAAGAAAAGCTCAACTTCAAGATAAAATACGACCGTGATCCGACTCTAAAAGACATCTACATGATCCATCAACAAGGCGAAGCCGGTTACGCTGCGCATATGGCAAATCCCGATGCTCCGGCCTGGCAAAACATGCTTTCGACCGCTGAGGGCAAGCAAAAGGGCGCAGCCTGGGCAAAAACAGCAATTTGGGGCAATCTAAGCTCTGAAGCCAAGGCAAAGTACGGCAGTGTCGAAAATGTCACCTCCGCAGACTTCACCGGCGAATGGGGAGGCAAAATCGAAGGAACAGCGCAAGGTTCAGTCAGGCGGGCGAGAGGGGGAGTGGCTAAAGAAGGCTATCGAGTCGACTATGGTGAGGAAGAGCCAGAGGAAGAGCCAAAACCTACGAAACCGCCGCCAGAGTTCGAGCCGGTGCCGGTGGATACGAGTTTGAGGTTCGGCCAGTTCACTCCAGAGCTACGGAGCTTCAAACATGAATAGTCGAGACGTAGTGATAGCCTTTGGCATAGTCGCGTTGGTGGTTATCCTTGGCATAATCGTGTGGTGGTACTTAACATGATAACTGAATTCGAATTGGGATGGCTAGTTGGATATATTGAGGGTGAGGGCTGCTTCAACCTTCACGTCAACAGTTCACTACGAATTTCAATCCAGAGCATGGACTACGATGTCATGCTGAAATGTGCATCCATATTAGGAAGAATAATCGGAAAGGAAGTTCGTGTTGGATGGACTGATAGAAGCGATCAGTCCGGGATATTCCAGTTCGCTGTTTATGGCAAGAATGCTGAAAAGGTGATGGCTTTGTTAGTAAATCATATGGGCGAACGCCGCCAAGCAAAGATACGTGAAATCTTAGAGAGGAAGTATGAATACAAAGCTGCTTGAGTGGCTAGCTTCAGTTAGCCATGATCCTTATCGATTTGTCATGGGGGCCTTTCCATGGTCCGAGAAAGACACACGTCTGGCCGACTTTCCAGATGGGCCGCAGCCTTGGCAGAAGGAAATCTTAAATTCGATAAGGGATGGCCTTATTGACATCAACAAGGCAATCCAGATAGCCGTTGCATCAGGCCATGGAGTAGGCAAAACTGCATTGGTGTCTTGGATTATCTTATGGGCTCTCAGCACAAAACCAGACACCCGCGGGGTAGTCACGGCAAATACTGAGACCCAGTTGAAAACCAAGACTTGGGCTGAATTGGGAAAATGGTTTTGGATGTTCTTAGCTAGAGATTATTTCTCATTCACGGCAACTGCCATCTTTGCAAAGGATACTGCCCATGAAAAGACTTGGCGAGTGGATCTCATCCCGTGGTCCGAGCGAAACACAGAGGCATTTGCTGGGCTACATAACAAGGAACGGCGCATTCTGGTGGTGTTCGACGAAGCATCGGCGATTCCGGACATCATTTGGGAGACCACTGAAGGCGCACTTACTGATGCTAACACGGAGATCGTTTGGTGCGTATTCGGCAACCCGACTCGCAACACCGGAAGGTTCCGCGAGTGCTTTCCTGGCCAGCGGCATGCGAAGGCATGGAAAAGCAAGCAAGTCGATTCTCGTGAAGTCTCGCTTACCAATAAAGACCAACTTGCGGCGTGGATCACCGCATACGGCGAGGACTCGGACTTCGTACGCATTCGTGTCAAAGGGGTTTTCCCAAGGACTGGCGAAATGGAGTTCATTTCGGCAGAAACCGTCGATGCAGCGTGTACGAGTGAAGCGAGCTCGGATTCTGGTGATGCACTAGTGATAGGAGTCGACGTTGCCCGATACGGAGCCAACGAATCAGTCATATGGTTCCGAAAGGGCCGAGACGCTAGGTCCATTCCACCTGTGCGCCTTAGAGGCACAAGCACTGTCGAACTTGCTGGAAAAGTGTCGGAGTGCTTCCACCGATACAGAATTGATGGAATATTTGTTGACGGCGGGGGAGTTGGCGGCGGGGTTGTCGACCAGTTGCGAGCGCTTCATATTCATGTGTTCGATATTAATTTCGGCGGAAAAGCAGAAGGCTACGGGTTCACCACCGGAGTAGAAGGTGAAAAGTACGCAAATAAACGTGCCGAAATGTGGGGAATGCTCCGCGGATGGCTCAAACACGGAGCAATTCCTAATGATGCTGATCTTAAAGCCCAGCTGGTGGGCCCGACGTACACGTATACTATCAAGAATGAGATTCAACTTGAGAAAAAAGAAGACATGATGCGACGAGGACTTGATTCCCCGGACCTTGCCGATGCATTAGCGCTGACGTTCGCTATGCCTGTTGCCGCACACCAGGGCGAGGCTCCGGGGAAGCCTTTAATACAAAGTGAGTACAATCCCTACGACACTAAGAACATCTACGGAGAAATGATCGATCCCG